GGATCCTTCGCCGTATTCATCCCGCAGGCGCTTGAGTTCTTCGTTCGCCGTCTTGATGACGTTCTCCTGCGCCTGGATCTCCTGGCGAAGTAACGAGGACCGTTCCTGGAGCGAGCTCATCTTGTCGGCGGAGTTCTCAAATGCTGCGCCGTTCAGCTTCACCGCTGAATCCAGCGCTTTAACTGAAGACGTCGCGTTCTTGAACGCCTGATTGAATGATTGTTCACCCTCAACTTTTAATACTGCTTTTACATCAGACGCCATGTGTTCTCTCCTGTCTTATATTGGGATGATGTCGTCAATCGACACCATGCCGTTTTCGGCCGTTTCCGGCCGTTTCTCGCGTTGTTTCGTGTTGGATGGTAAACTCTCCGCCTCCGGTCGTTTCATTCCGATAAATTGAAACGCGAGCCGGTATTCGGTGAGATACCAAATATAGGCCGGGGACCACGTCATCACGCGGTCCTCCGGCTGCTGCAACAAAATAGTTCCGATTAGAAGCCAGCACTCGATTTCCCACCATGCTGGCTTTATGCGTTTTTTGATTCTGGATCTTCCGGATTGAGAATCTCGAAGACGAAACTCTGGAGTTTCCTGAGGTCCTCCGTGTCGAGATTGTCTTTCAGCACTTCAATGTCGCCGGCGTCCTGCGGGGCTTCCGGATGTTTCGCGCAGTAGTCCTGGACCATCAGTGCGAGAATCTCGGGGATGGTCTCAAAGTTGAGCGTGAGGTTCTCCAGCGGTCCTAACTTCTCGCGGATCTTCTCCAGTGTCCGCAGTGAAATCGTGAGCGAGTATTCGTAACCGAAAATCGTAATCTTTTTCCCTTTGTCTCTCAGTATCTCCATTTTTCATCTCCTCCGGTGTTTTTTTGTTTAGGCGATCTTGCCGAGGATCTCGTCGATGACTGCCTCTGCCTCTGCCTCTGTCGCGACGGTGACGTCCTTTTTCCAGATGCCGTCGTCATTGCTGAGAATCGTTCCGGTCGTTGTCCGGCCGTTCATCGTGATGTTATTGTCAGCGGTCTGCGCGTTGTCTGTCGGCTCCGTGAACTGAACCTTCATCAGTACGATGACGCGGTACATGTCGACGCCGCTCCGGGTGACTGTCTGATAGAATCCCACGCCGAGATACTTCGGACTGTCGTCAACGTTCGCAACGGTAACGGTGTAATCCTGACCGTCGATCGCGAGCGTCTCTGTGGAGTGACCATACATGCGCGCCTGGACTGTGTCGATGAGATCATCGACGCCGAGTTCCAGGGATCCGCTGTCGAACTTCTGTTTGTGCTCTTTGCGTCTGTTATTCGCATAAAGGGAGCCCTCCGCCATCGTGATCGACAGGTTCGCTGTCATCGCATCGCCGATGTGGAACGGGTTCTGATATGCGTTGTTAACAAGTTCAGCTCCGCGCACTCCCTTAAGGCCTGTAATTGCCATTTTTCTGCGTCTCCTTATTTAATGTGTTTTTTCATCTCCCGCTCTGCCGTGTCCGTCATGAGCTTCTCGACGTCTTTCCTGGACCGGTTGACGGTGTTTGGAAAGAATCGGTTTGCTCTCCGGAAGGTTGTTCCTTTGGTTATGGAACGAGCGAGGAGAATCGTTGGGAGGCCATCCGGATAACTCTCCGTCGGATGGTCTGTTCTCCCGTGAAAAGTGACTGTTGTCTGCGTATAGTCTCGGCCGCGGTCCTGCGTGAACTTTTCAACCGTAAGACCATCAAGCAGTGCCTGTTTCTCGTATGGCAGGAGGTTTCTCGTGCGGTGTTTCCGCTCCGTCTCCGTCTGCAGTTTCTCTGTCGAGGATCTGATCCGGTCCGCCATCTCTCCGGCTCCCGCATAAAGCGCGGAGGTTGCGATTTTCCCGGAATGATTAGCGAGCGTCTCCAGCTCTTTTGCCAGCTCATCAAAGCCGACTGTTACAACCTTCGCCATAAACCTGCACCTCCCACGAGTAATGGATCACGTTCGTCTCCTCCTCGTATTGGATGTCCGTCAGGTCAAATGCGATCCGGTCCGCTTCGTTGAGCGTGTTCTGGATCTTGTCGATTTCCGGGTCGAACTCCTCCTGCGTGAAGTAGTCGAGCACGATCATGAGAGGCTGGACCTTTTTCGCGTTGTTTGCGTGAAGGGATCCCTCCTCTGAGTACTCTGTCCAGATTGCATACGGGAAAACCTCGCGCTCCGGCTTTCTGTAATGCCAGGCGCGAGGCGTTGCTTTGTTTATCACTGCCGCAAAATAACGCAGGGTGTCATTCAGCTTAAGCAAAATCATAAAAATTCTCCAATCGGCTGAGTGTCAGCTCTGTGTATCTGAGGCGCGTGTCAGCGTCGTAGGCGTTGGCGACGTTGTCGATCCTGTATTGATCGCCGTTGCCAAGAACCGCGACGGTTCCGATCCGGGCCTTCGGATCGTAGTGGATCCGGATGAGCATGTCGATCTGCTCGTTGGCGCCTTTTGCCGCGTACTGCCTGCGGAACGAAACGGTCCGTTCTTCGAAGTAGTGACGAGCGATCCTGGTCAGTTTTTCCTGCGGTTTCGCTCCTGGCTTCGATACGTCTTCGAGGCTGCAAAGATAAACGATGCCGTCATCAAGGTTCCCCTGCATCAGTGGATCCTCCATCCTGCTGGTCGTCTTCTCCCGACTCCTCTTGCGCGGTCACGGCCGAGGGGTTTGTGCCTGTGATGTCCTGCTCAAAGAGTCGATTGTTGATTGCCCAGCGGAGCATGCGCGGCATCGCTCCGTATGTGTTGTCTGATTTGCGTCTGTTATAAAGCCACGACGCGTACATCACGAGGATCTGCGCGTCTCCGGCGGAATCCGTCAGGGCGACGCCTTCTCTCGTGACGTACTCGCGAGCCGCTCTGAGATACTGGAGCAGCTCTGTCTCTTTCGCGGCTTTTGCGTCCGCGTCCATGTAGTCTGTTATGACTTCCAGGTTCAGCTTCAGCATCGTCAAGAGATCAGCTTCAGTCATGGCTTTTTAACCTCAGGCGTTTGCTTCGTCAGCTGCGAAGGACATTGTCGCGTTCGGGGTTGTTCCGTTGAGGCCGATCGCGACGAAACCTTCAGCGATGACCGGCTGGCCATCGTAACGGGCAGTGCCCTTCATGACTGTCTGATCCTGGAGGAAGCGGACATGCTCGGAAGTTGCGAACTTCGCGCCTGCGCGCTCCGCCAGTGTGTACAGGTCAAAGTAACCCGCGATGATTACGTTGTCCGGGATGAAGTTCAGAACTTCAATGATTCCGCCGACAACCGGCATGCGGTCAACGACACCGGAGACAATGCTGCCGGCTGCGGTGACTGCGACGGTGTTTGCCATCAGCTCGGTGTATGTGGTCTCGTTCATGACCCAGACCTTTTCGCCACGGCTGTATTTGCCCTTAGCGGCGCCGAAGTTCTTGACGATGGCCGCGATCATGTCCTTGTCCTTAACGGATGCCGCGATGGACTTGATGTTGCTGGTGTGCAGGTCTACCCAAGGACGAGCAGTTGCCGGATATGTTGCCGGAGCTTCAGTCTGTGCCAGACGTGTAACGATGCCGAGCGGCATGCGTGTGCCGGTACCGTAAAGGATCGCCTTGTCGAGTGCGAGGCCGATTGCCTGTCCGATTGCGGTGAGCAGTTCGGCTGCGAGGTCGATGTCGGAATCTTCCAGGTTAGCATTGCAAACCGCGAAGTAACCTCCGACCTTCCAGCAGTTCAGCTCTACATCGTAGAAGCTGAGCGAGAGCTCGTTCAGATTTGCGCAGCAGTCGGTCCATACTGCCTCCGGAATTGTACCCATTACGACCGCGCGGCCTTCGCCTGCAACCGGGCGCACGAAGACGTGCTTGTAAAGCTTGGAGTATTCTTCGATATTTTCACGAATGAGGCCGAGGAATACTTCCGGAACAAGCAGGCCGACATTGGTCAGCGCTCTCTTTTCTTTGATACCCTGGCGAACCTGTGCGAGGAATGTCTTTACATCCTCACGTGCAAACATTGCATCGCGCTCCTGCGCGTTCATCTTGAAGAATCTTTTGTTCATGTTTTCTGCGGCCTTTCTTTCCCGCTGTTCCGGCTGTGCTTCCGGAGCCGGTTCCGGATTGGTTTCGGCAGCGCGTTCCTGCTCTGCCTCTGTTTCCTTCAGTTCGTTCTCGAGATCTGCGATCTCACCTTCGAGCTGTGCGACTGCGTCATCGTGTTCCTTTTTGTCGGCCTCGAATTTCTCGATTTCTTCCTCGACGACTTTCTGTTCTTCCTCAGTCGCTTCGGCCGCCTCCGGGATCGCTGCCTCCAGCTCCGCTTCTCTCTTTTCGAGATCGGCTGCCTTTGCCAGCAGTTCTTTCAGCTCGCGGTTCTTTTTGTCGATCTTGGATCTCAGCATGAGTGCCTTAAGCATTTGTGCTTTCTCCCTTCAGTCTTGCCAGCATGTTATTCTTCCACGCCTCTGCGCGACGCTTCATCGCTTCGTCGCGCTCAGCGCTTCTCGCGGAGATGCTGGTCTCCTGGTATGCCGGGAAGGTGCAACAGCTGACTTCGTACAGAATCACGTCCTTGATCGTCCAGTGCGCGGATCCGTCCTCTCGGTAGGACGCTTCCTCCTCTGTGATGTCAAAGCCGAACGAGCACTGGTCCACGTCTCCACGCTTGACTCTCTGGTACAGGTTCATGGCGTCCTGATCGTTCGGATTGATCTTGACGCGGCCGAACAGGCCATGCGAGTCCTCGCTGATCTCGAGCGTGTGGGCCTTCGTCCTGCCGAGCACGAGTGTCGTGTCGTGGTTCGTCAGGGCGCGGACATCGTTCGCGAGTGAGTTCTGAAACGCTCCCGGTGCGATGCTCTCTGTGAGTCCGGGCGCAATTTCGTAGTCGCTATTAAAAACGGCGAAGTAGCCCTCAATGATGAGATCTTCACCGTCTTCCCGTGTTTTAAAATCTGTTCCGATCGTGCGCATCTGGCGGCTGCCGATGCTGAACTTCTTTTCGTCCTGTTTATCCATTTTCTTTTCCTCCATTGAGTTTTTCCTGGTCTCCGATCCGGTCCGCTGGAATGTAGTTTTCCAGCATGATGAGTTCGTCCATGCCCTCCTCGTTTCTCGGGCTCATGCCGAGCATGTCGCGCACCTCGTTTCCGGTGACGACTCCCTGCGTGCGAAGTCCTCCGAAAACCGTATAGATCGACTGAATGTCGTAATTCATCAGGCTGAGCGTGTTGAACTTCAGATACCATTTCGGATTGATGATGATTTTCTTCGTGAACTCCTGCATGATGCTTTTCGCCATGCTCGCGATCTTCGTCTGGATGAATAAATTCCATTCCTGACGGTTGAACTCTCCGACTCCGAGCAGGTACTGCGGGACGCCGAGAATCGCTGCGACTGTCTTCCGGTCCAGCTCCACAGTGTCGTTGATTGCAAGGTCCGCAAGTGTTAGCGGACGGACCTGCTCAATCTGGAACTGTTCACCTGGAATGAGCCACGGTTCTCCGGCTTCGGCGCTCTTGACGTAATCGTCGAGGATCTTTTTCCTGCCTTCCGGCGTCCGGAAGTCTTCGATCATCGAGTCGACCTTGACGATGATGCTGGGCTTCCATTTGCTCTCCATGAACGCATTCTCCGTCGTCCTGGCCTGCTTGAGCGTCTTCGCAATGTCGCGCAGCTGGACGTCGATTCCGGCTCCCTTCCACGGGAACGTTTTGTCAGGGTTGTAGACGCAATGAATGAGGTTTCCTGGATCTCGTTTGATCCCGTCCACATATACGTCGTAATACCTGCGGGAGTCTCCGCGCGGGAGAAGCTGTACCCGGTCCGCTGATACTGGCTCTAGGCTTTGGATGTAGCCCTCCCACGTATGCGGCAGAACGATTGCGTTTCCTTTTCCGTACAGCAGCAGGTTCATGACGATGAATGTCATCCAGTTCGAACGCGTCATGTTTGGCATCGGGTCGATGTCGATCGTCCTGCTGAGCTCGTTCTGGATCCTGACGTCCCCTTTGTCCGTGTTCATCATCAGGTGGATCGTCATGCTGCCGATCAGCTCTGCGATCCGTTGGACGCCTGCGACGATCTCCGGGCACTTGTCCAGCGACGTGTAGTCGCTCGCGCACAACCTGTCAAAGTCATTCGATAGGATGTACCCGACGACGCTTTTCGGCTGTACCTTGGGGACCGGTATGTCCGCGAAGCCGTCGCGTCTCTGTCTTCTTTTCTTTTTGCTCATAACTTTTTAACCAAACCAGCCTCCTATTCTCGCCTGTTTGTCTCCGTCCTCCAGGCATCGGATGCACGCGAAAACTGACGCATCGAAAAGGTCCATCCTGCTTTTTGCGTTGATCTTCTCGTATGCGACCGCGTCGTCCGTCTTTTCTATCGCTTTAACGTTCGAGACGCAGTATTCGTAAGCGCTCGAGTGTAAATAGTAGAGTTTCCCGTCCTTTGCGGATTTTTCGATCCTCCGGAAACCTCGGGATTTCAAGTAAAAGTACTGCGGCTGATCCACTGTGTTGAACCCTGCCGCGCGCATCTGCGGGATGAACTCATCGCCGGCAAACTTCCGGTCGTGTCCAATCTGGACGATTTTGAATCCCTTTTTTCGCATCTCGATGAACCAGTTCACGATGTCGCTGACGTTCACCGTCGGGTTGTTGCAGAGTGTGAGCCACCCTTCGTCCATCCATCCATATATCGGGATGTTGTCTTCGTCCTGCTTTGCGGCTGCCTGTGTTACCGGAAAGAAACCGTGCGTGATGATGATGTCGACGTCTCCGAGTTGTCCGAACAACGCGCCTGCTGTGAGGTCGTATGTCCTGGACAGGTCGGCGCCTCCGTACCAGCTCACCGGCAGCTTCGCCAGTTCCTCCAGCGTCCAGCTGTATTGGTGATCGGAGCGTCTGAACTCCTCGATGTCAAACCATGCCTTCATCGCGGCCGTGTAAACGTTGAGCGATCGGCTGAGGAAGTCTTTTCTCTGCTGCGGGTCGTTTTGTGCCTGGTACGCGTCGGCCATCATGTCTTCCGGTCGGATCGTCACTCCATAGTTCGGATTTGCTTTCTGATGCTGTATTGGATCCAGGAAGTCAACGTTTCCTTTTTCGTCCTGGTCCGCTCGCGCTACAAACGAAAACAGAGAATCATCCTCGACGATTCCCTGCGCTACTTTGACCGCGTATTCCATCCGGCCGTAACCGAACGAGTTCATGTCGTCGCCTGCGGTCGTGATGCCGACGATCATCTTGTTTGTGTAGGCTTTTCCGGCTTCTTTGAATCTGTTGTATTGGGCCGGGTTCCGGTATGCTGCCACCTCATCCGCGATCGTGAAGTTACTGTTGAACGAGTCTTGCTTGTCGGGGTTCGATGGCATCGCCTGGATCTCCAGCGTCCCGTCCGGCGTCCCGTCTGCCTTCCGGAATTGATACTTGATCGAGTGCTCGAACGAGTTGTCCTTGATTTCGAACGTTTTATCCAGTTTTTTGTATTCCAGTGAAAACTTCAAAAAGTTGAACGCCTGGAGCGTCTGCTTCAGGGCGTTTGCAACCATGTAAATGACAGAACCGCTCCGGCGCTGGATAATTCCGACTGCCCATGCAATCCCGGCGACGAGTGTCGTCTTTCCGTTTTTCCTGGCGAGCATGATGAATGCCTCTTTAAACCTCCGGATGTTTGTTCCGGTGTAGTACCATCCGAGAAGATTGACGACGATAAATACCTGGAAGGGCTCGAGGATGAGAGGTTTCCCCATCAGCGGCTGCCCGTCCAGCGTTTCGCCTTGCTTGTGAACCAGCGTCTTCTCCAT